GTGATCTGCTAATGATCCAATCTCTTGATCTGAAAAACCATAACTTTTTAAAGTAGATTTTAATCCACTCTTAAAAGTTTCTGATTTATTTGGATCAGAGAACTCTGGAATACGCTCCTGTGCTAATCTTTTTTGTTCAGATAGATACTGATTATATTGCTGCTGTGCAGCTTGTCTTGCTTGGGCTTTAGCTTGGTTGATCTTTTCTTGTTGCTGCCTAAATTGAAAATCAATTTTAGCTGCTTGAGATGGATCTTCCTCATAAAGTTTTTGCAATTCAGCAGGATCTAACTGTTGTCTGCCTATAGATTCAGCACTAGATATTGCCTCATTTAACTCTCTAAGTTTCATGTCGTATTGTTGTCTAAGAACACTTCTTTCTTCATCGAATTGTTTTTTCTCTAAAGATAGAGAGTGTGTCTTTTGACGATAGTCGGAATCTCTAGAATAACCTGCCTTAAGTTCATCAAGGGTAACCTCCATCTCTTGACCTTGTACTTTGACTTGGTGGAGATTTGGTTTCTCGATTTCTGCTTCAGATACAGTTTCTTCTGTTACTTCCTGGTTTTCAGTAGCTTCGACTTCTGCTGGAGCTTCTTCAGACTGAGGTTGGCTCTCTTGAGATGTAACCTGTTCCTCTACAGGTTCTACTGATGGTTCAACATTAGTTTCTGGAGCTGATTGTCCTTCATCCTGTTTTGGCTCTGGTTGAGCTTCAGGTTGAGGATTCAGTAATCCTAAAATTTTATCTGCTGCACCTTGAACTGATTTATCAGTTGATTGCATATGTATGCTCCTTATGTTGAACGCTTCTACTTAGTAGATTGGCGTGTTAGATTTTCTAGCTCTGAGGAAGCTAGTTTACCTGTTTCCATGACGCTAACAAGGTGGCCTTTAATCTTGTCTAGCATATTGTATGCCATCCAAAGTACTTGTCTTTGGTCATGGTCATTGTAACTCGTGTTAAATATCTCTGTTTTATATTGTTCATTGAGATATTCAAATGCCTCTTTCAAAAGAGGGTCATCAAGAAGTTGTTTCGCCCTTTGACCCTGTTGAATCTGTTTCTCTGTTTTGTCCATCATTAAAGAATTGTTTTTGACCTTCCATTATTTTTTTAAATATATCACCAGATTGTCTGACTTGTTGTTGTTCTATCATAGATCTGTTCTTTAATGCAAGTTCATCAACTTTAGTTCCATATTTTAATTCCATATCTTTTACTTTTAATTCAAAGTCTAATAATGTTTGTCGCATGTTTTGTTCTAACTTTTTAAGTTCAATTTGACTATTAAGAATAGCTCTTTCGTTTTCACCTTGTACTTGAGCCAATGAAACTTTTTCAAACTCTGTAGGAGGTTTAGGAGGTAGCTGTGGCATTTGTGATTGACCTACATCTGGATCCATAAAGTATGGTTCTACATTTCCTAATCCTGCATTTTCTACAAGTTTTTTTAATGTATGATAAATATTTTTTACATTAACAACTGGGCCAAATACGTTTTGTTGTAAGTTAATAGCTTGTAGTTGTCTTTCTAAAATAGAATTTAATAAAATTAATTGTTGTTCTTTTGAACCAGTACCAAGTCCTACAGCTACAGATACGTTCATTCTATCTCTCCATTCATATGGTTTCATAGGAACAAACTTACCTCTAATTCTTACAATATGTTCTTTTTGTTGATACTTGCAAATTAATTCAAATATTTTTCTAGCTAAATCTTTAACTCCTGTTTCTGCAAAAGTTCTGGCAATAAGTTCTAATCTCATTTGAGATTGTGTTAAGATTTGATTAATACCTGTTGCAGTTTTTGTATTTAATGTATCAGGTTGTAAACCTTGTGATTGTCTTGTTTGACCAGTTCTAGATTCTTTAACTGCATCTAAATATGAAAGCATACCTGACGCTTGATCAGTAATAGGTTGAGATTGTAATGGTAAAATAACATTTTGTGGTGGTTGTTTTGTTCTTACAATACCACCTGGTCTATTTGTTAATAGATCATCCATAGCAACTTGACCATCTTGTATTGCTACTCTGTTATTATTTGTTAGATACATATTGTCTAACATTTGACGCATAACAGTAGATTTAATTAATTGTATATCTTCAACAAGTTCTGAAACTGATCTACCATAAAATCTATGTGGCATCATAATAGGTGTAACAGAAATAAATGGCATTGAGTCTATTTCTTCAATACCTAAAATTTTATATGCACTATCACCTGCAATACATGCTTTAATTAATTCTGCTTTACCATCTCCATTAATATCTATTCTTGCATAACATTCATGGATTAAAACTTCATCAGTACTATCATCACCTCTATCTTGTGGTGCAGAAAAATCTGTTTCCTGGAATCTAATATTTCTATCTTCTAAATAATAATTAGTATCGCCAATAGGAAGATTGTTTACAGTATCAGCATCATAACCCATTTCAATTAATTGAGTTCTTGTCATGTTAGTTCTATGAGCTATAAAGTTTGCATCTTCAATAGACTTAGCTCTACGTTCAATTAAAAATTCTTCAGGTGGTATAGGTTCAATATTTACTTTTCCATATTTAGAAGTTTTGTGAATAACACAATCGTGATATTTAATTGTATCTAAAACTTCACCTTGATCATCTTTTAATTCTTCTTCATATTCAGTATGATTAGAAACATTTACTTCAGGATCTTTTGTAAGATCTATAAATTCATCGTCAGTTAATTTTCTATATTCTTCTCTATTTGTTTTTTCTGCTTCATCCCAAAATACTTTTAAGATTCCATTCTTTTGAATTAACGCATCTTTGAACGCAGTATACAAAGCTGTAAAGCCATTGTTTTGTTTATAGAAAATATAATTTAAATAATCAGTTGCTTGTTTAGCAGCTTCTTCATCTTCTGCTCCAACTGGTTCACATTCAAATACATTATCACTTGCAGTAAATATTCTCATCAATGAAGGCATTAGTCCTTCAATTGTATCTGATACATCAGTAGATATAACTTGTGATCTACCTTCTTGTTCATTACCAAAAGGTTTACCAAGATAATATTCTAAAGATGTTTTTCTTTTAGAAACAATTTCACCACCAATGTAACCTGATGATGCTCTTATTTCTCTATTTAATATTGATAAAATTTCTTGTTCGTTCTTCATACTATAAATTTAGTGTCTACGTAAATTGGTCTATCCCAATCACTTTTAGTTACAGGATCATGTACACATCCATATCTAAAAGCATCGGCAGCATGAGAACACCAATCGTGTAAAGGTTTTGATTTAAACACTTGGTTTTTCTCATCCCATTGTTTACGATACTGACGCAAAGCATCAATACCTAATTTGCATTTTTCTCTATCAAACCAGCAATATGGTAACACATTTCTTACTGATTCGATACCATGATCTACTTCTAATTTAGGAGCTACCTCAAAGTCAATACCTAGCTCTGCTGAAACTTCTAATCTTGATTTACCTGTTCCTAACTCTCTAGCTTGAATATCGTGAGGTGCTATATGTCTAGAATAGTTATAACCTTTATCATACAATACATCTGCATAATGCATAAGACTTTCACCACTATTTTCGTAATAATCTATAATATGCAGTTCTTCGCCTATTCTTTGTACAAACCATATAGCTGTACTATCTCCAATACCTAAATCCCACCATGTTTCTACGCCTACATGTTCATCTACAGGTACTTCGCCAATTCTATCTTCATTGTCTGCTGAAGTCATTAATTTACCATAATATGATCCAGATACAGCAGCAGTAAAAGAACATTCAAACTCCTGGTTATATTGTTCTTCTGTCATTATAGAACGTGCATGTTTAAGTTCTTGATCAGGTATTACACCTGTTTCACTTGCACGGTACATAGCTGCAAACCAATTAGGATCACCTCTTTGTGCATAGTCATAAACTTCCCAGAATTGATTATGACCCATAGGTGTTCCAATAAATATAACAAAACCCATTGTATCTGCGATAGCTGGTCTAATAATTTCTGTCCACGTTCTTGGTGCCATGATTGCATACTCATCCATAACAACACCATTAAATCCCATACCTCTTAATGAGTCTGCATGATCTGCTCCAAAAATTTGTATTTTAGATTCGTTCCAAAGATCAATTTTAAGTTCTGACTCGTTTCTTTGTCCTCCAAGCTGCATAAGAGGTTTTGAATATTGTTTTAATAGATCCCAAGCAATTGCTTTACCTTGTCTATATGTAGGTGCAATATAAGCAAACTTCTGTCTTTCGTTGTTTGCTGCATGTGAGATTAATTCATTGATTGCTAATACTGATTTACCAAATCGTCTATGACAAACAAGTACGTTAAATCGTTTTAAATTTTTATGAACTTCTTTTTGAAGGGGTCTTGGTTTGTAGGGAATAGTTACGTCTACTGACTTATTCTTCCCACTTGATATTGACTTTGATTGGGCTTGTTTCGATTCTGTTTGTTGTTGGTGCTTTTCCATGTATGTAAGGTGCAGCTTTTTCTGCTGCGTAAAGTTTTCTTTCTGGACTACTCATAGGATGGTTTAATACAGAAAGCAAGTAGTCTAACGGAGATGTTTGGTATTTAACAGCTAATTCCTGTAGATCTTTCCATTTTTTTCTAAATGAAGATCCTTTAGGTCTACCAGCACCTTCTCTTTTGCCACCACGTTTCTTAGTTTCTTCTTCCACTAAACGCCTCGTCTAATTAATTCACTATTTAAATTTCTACCTTCACCAAACTTAGGTGCTTTTTTATATCTTCTTGATGAAGCTCCTAATGCATATGCACCAGCACCAATTGCTGCTGCTGAAATAGGATTTTTTACAGCAAATTTTCCTACTTTGCCTAATTGTTACCAACTTTACCAAGAAATTTGTA